CGCCCTATAAAGAGTAAACTTAAGATCTTCCCATTGACTTGCTTCCCATGTAGAAGCATTTTGAGATTTAAATAATGATCCTAGATAAGGCTGATTAGATATGTAAGTTTGAGTAAGTAAATCTTGCTCACCAATACGTGAAATGTATACACTATACTTGGTTGAGTTAGATGCTAAAGCAATAGCATATTCTTGACCACCTTCACAATAGACAGGTGCTTTAAACTCGATAGTAGTAGCAACAGATCCATCACTTGATGTAGTAATATCCTCAGGAGATAATACTATTTCAGAGAAAGGAAGAATATGTTGTGTTGGGTATCCATTCTTCATAGAACGAATCTGGAATACTAAAGGTACATCCATATCATCCTTAGAACGGAAGAATACATCGCACTTAGTTAAGAAAACACCAGTTGAATCTTCTACTAAGAATGATTGTGCAAGAGGGTCATACCAACCAACAACTTGATTCTCCCTTCTTTCTCCAATTACATTAGTAGCAATAACCTCGGTTCCAAGAGATCTATTTACATTTCTCTCCTGGAATTCTTGTCTTTGTTCAAGTCTAGCATTCCTTACAGAAATAATATTTTCCTGAACAGTTTCCATTGTACCAGAAGCAGTATAAGATTCTTCTGCTACTGTATTGGCATCATCCTGATTATTATCAACATCATCTACAAGAGTAAGTGTTTTAGTACCAGTTTGGAATCTAGGATGATTTGTATTATTAGGATCTGGAATATAGAAACTTCCATTAATGTCTGCACCTATATCAGTAATAAGTCTTACATCAGTAATAGTTGCTTCTGCACCTGAAGTTTCACCTTTAAGTGTCATTTCAGGTTCAACATAACCATAATATTCACCTTGAGCTTCTGCTGATAAAGAAAGCATATCAATATTCAAAATACTTGAAGTAGAAGAATATGTGGAAGGTATAGGTTGTCCATCATATGGACTTTCTGGATAAATCTTTTCAGGAACATTATAAGGTCCTTCTTTATGATTTGATGTTGCTACTCTCCCATAGAAAACTCTATCTGGTCCAGGTCCTCCAGCAAATGGAGCAATAACCGTTCCTGTAACTTTTTCTCCAACCTGGAATGTACCAGATTTCATACTAATTTCTAAAAGTTTAGGAACAACATACTTAGTTACATCTTCCCCATCAAAGAATGCATATAATCTAGTTAAAGGTTTAAACCTCTTACCTGTAACAGTAACATTTCTAGCTCTACACCAAGGAATAAGATCTCTACTTACAACTCTATCTCCTACAGATTCATTATCCCATTGTTCACTGACAATAGTTCTTAATCCAACTCTACTTTCTACACCAGTTTGTATTGTTTCTTGTACAGTATCTTCACTAACTCTAGTAGTGACTGTCTCTATCCAACGTGCAGGGTTGTCATTTTGAACTCCATTAATCCAACCACCTTGACCCCATCTTTCACCTCTTGTAGTAGTTGTAGATTGAGTAGTCCATTGTGTAGTGGTAGTTCCTGTCCAATTTGTTTCCCATGCATCCCAAATTAGTGGTGCAAATCCTGTTTGAGGATCTACTTGCATAGTTTCAACTGCATTATTCATAACTTCATTGAAGTTACCCTCAGTTTCAATGATTTTCGCTTCTAATCTAGTAGTATCAATCCAAGTATCAGATGCTGGAGTTAACTCCATAGTTCCTTGCCAGAAACTAATCAAGAAAGGAGTAACACTTTCAGATCTTGTAGCAAAACTCTGCTTAATGTACTCAATTTCAGAATAATCAAGAGTCACTGTATCATTTTCTTTTCTTACATTAAGTCCTTCTATAGCAGAAAAATTTACATCGGCAGTTGGATCTACGTTAGTTACAGGACCAAACATTAGATCAATAGCATTTGTATAATGCTTAGGTCTTAGTTGTTTATTTTTTCTATCAATACTATTATTAATATCTACCCTTTCTTCTTGCGGTTTAATATTATTAAAGTTATCTACAAAGAAACCAGACTTAAATCGATTTAACCCATCACCATCAGCAATAAACATATTTGCTGTATTTGTTTCTAAAATAGAAAGTGCTGTATAATACTCAAGATTCTTGATTCTATTCTCAAGTTTCTTGATATCCTTCATTCTAAATCTCTTATGCTCCATAAAGCGAATACTCGCTTGTTGCATATTATAAAGATATGGAGGTAAAGTAATAGTAGCAAGTTCTATTGCATCTGTTACTGGGCTTGGTCTTTCTGGTTGTTCAGCAGGTTGTCCATATTTTACTTGGAACTTTCCATCTTTAGTAAGGAAAATTCTATCAATTCTTCCAAGATAATTTGAGTAGCTAATATTAATAGCTTCATCAGATGCTAGAATACTTCCTGCAGAATTACCTGAACCATCAAATGATCTACCATAAAACTCTAATGGAGATCTGGAACTTGTAGAAGAAACTGTATAATCAGAAACTCTGGGTCGAATATCAATTATATCAGAATTTCTAACACCATTAACCATTCTAATTTCTGATCCATAATTAAAATCTTTATAGGAATTTACAGTAGTAATATCACCATTATCAGTAGTGGAATAATATCCACTTCCAAAATAGATTTTTATCCTCTTCTTAGGTGAATCACTATCTACTTTTCTTTTTATAGTACCATAATCATAGAAAGTAGATTCTTGACCTGTAGTAAACTTATAATTATTTGATATATCAAAACTTGGTGCTGATAATGAAGTAATAGTTCCTTTTACATTAGACTCCTTAAAGGATACTTCTTCCCCTTCTCTAAATACCTCGTCATTTTTAGTGATATAAGCAATTTGAGTTGCAGAATTAGCAATCTTTTCTGCAACAATTGCAACAGTACCTGAAACTGATCCAACTACCTTTTCACCAAGTATTAATTCTGACGTAGTAGTTGAATTACTTGTAAGTGAGGAAAGAGTCATCTTTGGTGCAGATGGATTTCCTGTATCAGAAGATTCAAAGATACCGTGAATATTAATAATATCAGGAGTATTTAATGAAATATTTTCATCTTGAACTCTTGTGCCATATGGGAAAGTACCATATTCCAATCCATCATTAAATGTAGTAGTACCAATACCAGAACCTTCTGTGGTTGATTTAGAAACAATTACAGAATTAACTCTTTCAAGTAATTTTTCCTTTGCTTTTGGTTTTAATTGCTTAACAGTAGTAATTAATTGTGCTTCAGTATCATTTGCACCTAAATTATAGATTTGTAAGGTACGAACATCACTAAATTGGAAATCACTAGCATCTAAAGGTTCTATATTTCCATCAGATCTAATTAAAGAATATCTTTCTTCATCAAATGATAAGAAACTCTCACTAGCACCACAAGAAACAGCAGAAGCTAACTTATTGTCAGTAATATTAACAGTAAATACCTTTCTTATTGTAAGAGAAGCATTAGTCAAATCAACATCAGCAATATTAATTTTAGGAAGTACTGTATAAAGAGTAGGATCACTATTTGGTGCAAGATCTGTTGTTAATACTTTAAGATCGTTAAGTGTTGTGCTTCCTGCAGTAGGTAAATCGCCAGCAACAATTCCACTTTGAGTATGAACACCAACTATAGAAACAGTAGAGGCAAACTCATTATCAGCATCCTTAGTAATACCAGTTATTCTACCGTAGATAGGATCTACAGATTTTGTAGAATCGTGGAAACTAACCAAATCACCTGTTGTTACAAGACCTACAAAATCAGGATTAGCAGCAGTAATTGTACATACACCAGTTGATTGTCCAGATATAGTTGCTAAACCAACATTAAATTCAGTCTTCTGAATAATATCAGCAGAGAATGTCTTAGCAGACCCAACTGCTCCATCATCAGTTGCAAATATTGATTTTACATCATTAACAGTGTAAGAAACAACACTTTTTGCAATTCTTCCATTCTTAATTCCATTAAAGCTAAGTGCTTCATTAGGAATAAAAGTACCAGTTGTTTCATAAACAGTTAAACCTACTCCAGCAGTAACAGAATCTTTAAGAAAAGCAGTAGCACCACTATTCAAACCTTTAATATAAGTTGGAGTAGAAAGAGTAGTAGCTTGATTTAAGGTAATATTAGTTGTAGTTTGGACATCATATAAAGAAATATTCCATTCATTAAGCTGCCTTACAGAATTATAAGATCCAGATTCCAATGACATATCATAAACTCTGGCAACACCAATCTCATTTCCAGCTGGACTTAGAGAACTTACACCAACTCTTTGGTCTCTTAAAGTAACATAGTAAGTATTACCCGTACCAACAGTAGGAGATCCATAAACATTATTTAATTTAAAAGTAGGACCAGTATTATAAATTATATTTTGATCATCTATTGTATTAACTGTTCTTGGTTTTGGCGAATCTAAGAAAGTTGGTTGATAAGTTTCTAATTCATATCCACGAACATAAGCTTTACCTGGAGAAATCTTGTAAAGCATAAGGTCATCTGATGGAGTATCTCCTCCAGGAGTAAACTGATCTTCCTGAAATACTCCTCTATTTCCAGTATTATTGTTTAATGAATCTAAAGAAACAATGTCAAAAGGTCTAATAGTGTAATCACCTGATTCATCATAAGTTCTTCTAGCAAGAGTATTTGTTAAATCCTCATAAAATACTCCACCATTAGGACCTACGCCAAACCCACCTCTAGTTACAGATTTTAAAACACCATTATTAATAGTTCCTAATTCTACAAAATTGTCATCATCAAAATCATCCAAAGATTTTTTAAATAAAGAAGTACTAATCCTTAATCTATCCGCACCAGGAGCAGAATAATTATTATAACCCTGAGAATTATCATTCAGAGTTTCATCTAAATCGGCATTAATTATTTCTTCTTGTACATTCAATCCTACTCTATAACTAGGATTAGCACTATACTGATCTAAAATAAGAGTTTCGGTCTGTACATTAACAAAATTACCATGAATAAAATACACACCTTCCTGTATTTGGAAAGCTGATCCTGTTGCAGCTGCATCAGTAGCTACAGTTTGAGCAAAAGGACTGCCCACCGATATTGTAGTATTTCCTAATAATCCTGAAGTAATTATTTGATTACATGATAATTCTTCCCCATCACTAAATGTTCGGGTAGAATTATTAGTAGTATTTGATTTAAGATAATTTATATAAAGAGTTAAATTATTTCTTTCAGAATCTTCAGGAAGTAAAATCTTATCTACAACAGCAGTTACACCTGAATTTAAACCAGTAATTTTTGTTCCTATTAATTGGTCTGCATATGCAGCTACAGGAATTCCTTGGAAATTATTATCTAATTGTATACAATAATATAATTGAGTATATCCAGTATTTCCAGGTATTACTTTAGCACCTTCTTTGAAAAAGTGTTGACCAAACTTCTCAATCTGATTTTGCAGTATGGATTGAAGTCCAGTTAATTCTCTTGCCTGTACAGGATATCCAGGCTTAAACAGTACCTTATGATAATCACTATCAGGAGAGTAATCATCAAAGTATGGGGATACGTTTAGATTGGTTTGCTGTGGCATGATTACTTAGAACTGCAAAATAACTTTAATATCTTCTTTTTGGTTAGACGATCTAGTTATAGAAGGTCTATTATCAATATAAACGACATTTCCTGAATACTTTTTAACTTCAGGAGAAGCAACCCCACTGGTAAACTCCTGTCCAAGATAATATGTTCTATTATTTATTGAGGTGGAAACACCTGTAAACGAAGTATCAATTGCTAAATTAGAACCACTGGTAGGTGTAATAGTTAAACTACCATCAGCACCAGGAGTAGAAGTAAACTCTGTTAAATCAAATCCATAAGTAGGATCTGTTTGTGCTGTTCCAACAGTGTTGAAACCAGCCATTGTTCTATCTTGCCAATACTTTAAAACTCCAGTAGTCTGATCATAATTAACAACTCTACCTACTGCAGTTGTTCCTGATGATACTGTTTGAGTAAAATAGGAATCAGCATCAAATGTAGCAGAACTATAACCAGTACCTGTCAATCTCAAAGCATTAACAGCACTTGCTTTATCAGCAGATAAAAGTGTTCCAGTAGTTGCTTTAGGATTTTCAATAACACCTACTCTAGCAATTTGATTTCCAGTTATAAAATCAGGATTTTCTACATCATTTTCAATTCTAGAATATAGAAGAACATTATATGCACCAAGTTCTCTGTATATATCAGATCCATGACCACCAGGAGGAGGTATGATAACATCAAATGTTGGTCGAGTAGTACCCGTAGGAACACCACCTGCTTTTAAATCAACATTACCATAGGTATAATTCTGTCCAGCAGTAGAAACAGTTACTTCAGAAACTTTCTGATCATTATTAATGACAATAGTACATTCTGCACCTGTACCATCACCTTTAATAGGAACTCTAGTATAAGTACTGTTAGCAGTACCTAAACCCACCCCACGATCAGTAATAGTTACAATTTTAATTGCACCATCTACAGCATTATCTCTTACTGAAGCAACATCTGAATTTGTTGACCAATCAGTAGGAACAGGAATAAAATCAGTAGACTCAAATTTTACAATATCACTTGGTTTAATAGTATAAAGATATTTCCAAATATATCCATCACCACTAGTACCAGCTTTCTTAGGTTCTAAATCAGTAAAAGTTGGTTCATCTAATGATGGTTTTCCATTTGGATTATCTGGATCTATTCCATTGTTAAGACAAATATAAACTCGATAATCACTGTTTATAACAAAATAAGTAGCTGCATATAAATTAGTCGCACCAGATACTTTAGCTGTATTAGTTCTACTATAATCACTACGATACATATCATAAGTTGTACCAGATGTCCATAATCTTCTAGTAACAACCTGTCTAGCATCTGAAGAATTAATTTTCTTCAACGCAATCATTGTGTCCCAATAATTATCTTCCTCATCAAAGTTGTCCTTTGGTGAAGGTGGACTTGTATCCCAAGTACTTTCAATATCAGTGGGATTGGGCAGACCAATGAAAGAATAATATGCATTTGCGGTAGATGTTACCCCAGAAAGAAAATTCTTCGCATTTAGTATTCTGATTTGGTCAGTTATAATTGCGGCCATTTTTGAAAGTTTTTATTTATTTATTAAGGATTAAGTATAACTCTTAGATTTAAGAGGATTTGTTCTTCTAATAATGAAAGAAGTTGAGATTCCAGTTAGATCATTTGTACCAATACCACTGCGTGTATAAGCAGTATAAGCATTTTCTTCTGACCTAGAAACGATAATTTTACCCCAACTGAAGGAACCTTGATAATTGGAAGAAGTAATTCCAGAGTATGATCCAGAAACTTCACCATCAATCTTGGCAAATACCCGTTTAATATAGGTAAATCCAACACCTGTCACATTTATATATTGACCTTCACAGTCAGCAACTTCATATACATTATCTACATATGAATATCCAATTCCAATTGTGTTGACTCCACTATTTACTGAAGTAACTCTTGTAGATCCAACACCAACGTTAGAATCATGAACCATAAACATAGCACCTGTAGTTAATCCACAGATGGTAACAGCAGTTCCAGTAAGAGTTGTATCCCTTAGATAAGAGTCAAGAGGAATGAATAAATCGAATATTAATTGAGTTGAGCTACTAATTGTAGTAGTTCCAAATCCAACAATAACACCAGAATCACCTTCATATGATCTTACACTATCTGTTTCAGAGATAAGTGTAGGTGGAGAGAAACTTACTAAAGGAACGCTAGTCTGTGTATAACCAACTCCTGGATTTGTAATTGCAACTCCTGTTATAGTTCCTGCTGCACCAATGGTTAGTGATCCCATTGCCTGTGTAGATGTGGAAACACCAATAGTAGAAGCAAAGCTTACTGTAGCAGTAGAGTATCCTACACCACCATCAGAAATCGTAACTCCAGTAACTGTTCCTGCTGTAGAAACTAATGCTGTTCCAGCAGCACCCGTTCTAGTTAATTGAGGAAGAATATCAATCTTATCTTGAATTGTACTACGAAGAGTAGCACTTTGATTTTCATTTGTAGGATTAAATAATGGTCTTATGTTAGAAACAAAGATTACCGTAGATCCAATTCCAACACTATTAAGAGCATAGGCAATAGGGTTAACATTAGCATTATACAATTCTCTATCTTTTCCTACCAACTCTTCATTGATAATTTTATCCTCAGTTTGTCTACACCATACAACTGGTCTTAAAAGACTTTCATTTTCAGTATTACCAGGACCATAATAAGGAACTGTATTTACCGTATCATCAGAAGTTACAGTAGTAACACCTCTTGAATTTTCATTTAAGTAATATGGTTCAGTACCACGTTCAATAGTGATAGTATCACCCTTCTTAACTGTTTCAATTATTTCCTTAGATTTAACATCAAGACCAGCACTTCCTTTATAGAAAAGAATCTTGGATGTATCCCCT